CTTCCGTCTTCTCTAAAATTAAATCTAGTTGCTCCTAATCTAAATTCCATACCATTTCTTACCGACACATCGTTGTCATCGTCAGACTCTATTCTATAAATCGCTTGTCGAGCTCTTGCTCTAGTATCTATTTTTTTTGTTGTGTTAGTGATTGATGAGGTAACTTTTGTTGTCGGTGTATCATTTGGGAAGTCTCTGGTTTTTAAAACAACATTTAGTGCTGCGTTACCATTGCTCCCGGTAAATCTTATATCTGGAATTATTTCTCTAACCGAAATAAATTTATCGCCATCTTCTAAATCAAAATCTCCTGACTCTATAAAAACATTATCCATTGGCGAACCATCATTATCGTTACCATTCTCATGGTCATACAAGTAAAAAGAAGAACTATCTTTTCCAATTGCCATAGGATATTGAAATATACCTCTATCAATCCAAGAGAATCTTGATAATTCACCTATGCTCCATACTTGTTCTAAGTAATTAAAGACTACGTATTTGTCTGGCTCACTAGATGAACTAGAACAATAAAACCAACCTACTTCGTTAAATTCTCTATTAGTAAAAGCAAAGTTTTTATAAACTTGATCTAAATTTAAATCATCAAAAACATGATTTAAAACAGAACAAGGCAGTCTTTGAACAGAACCGTTGTAAAAGTAAAATCCATCTGAAGCCATCCAGTAAGCTCCGTTGTCTGCATTTATTGCTGCCTTTGGCCCAATCAAACCAACACTTTCACTAATTAAATTAACTCCAAAAGTAAAAGGAGCACCAACAAACTGTAGTGAGTGCATTGAAACATCAGTCCACACCAAAGTTTCTTGCCTAGCTTTTAATGCTCCTACTATTAAAGATCCAGAAGATATTCTTATTGAACCAGCTGTATTAGTAGCTTTAGCTTCAAACTCTAATAAATTTTCTTGATCAGAAAAAGCTATTAATAAAGGGTCTATTGCTCCAGTTCTAGCAGTACCACTGGCATTCAAAGGATCAGCACCTAGAACTATTAAGTGTCTATCAACATCAGAAGTTAAAACTTGCAAACAACGAGTTGGAACTAAGTTAGCTCCAGCTATGTTTTGTAATTCTACTGCTCTAGTTGTTAGTCCGTTAGTAGCGTCCCATCTAAATAAAGAACCAGCTCTAGGATTTATTATTAAGTCTTCGCCAAAATTATCATGAGTCCACATTCTTAATGTGTTGTTGGCCGCTAAAGGAGTAGAAGATCCCCAACCACTAGAACTCCAAGTTCCAGCACCCCAACCAGTAGAAGCTACAAAAGAATCTAGCCCAACATTTAATTGATAGGCCGCTACTGTGCTGCTTCCGCCATTGCCAGAGTCAGAAGAATTGGCTAAAACTGTATTGCCACTGGTATCTTTTGCTTCAATGGTATAACTATTGCCATCAACAATATTAGCAATTTGATATTCTTGGTTTAATACAGTTGCAGTTATATTACCCCCTAAACTTGCAGCTCCACTAAAGGTTACAAAATCATTAATAGAAGCTCCATGCCCGTTTTCAGTAACTGTTATCGTAGCGTCGCTATTTCCAACTTTAGCAAATGTTGCATCGCCAGCAGAGGTTGTTTCCCTAAGAGGAGTGATGTCATTAAAATTAGATCCCTCTTTTATGTAATATTTAAAAGTAGTACCAACACCTAAAAGATCTGTGCCATCTAACTTTACCCAATCGTGTAGAGCTCTAGGAGTTCCTAATAAAGTAGAATTAGAATTCTTTGACCAGCCACCTATTTTTTCTGGAAAGCCTTTTCTAAATCTAACTAGATTACCATCAAACCAACCATTCTCTGCGGTAAGACTAGTTCCTTCTTTATTTATCCCTGGTTTAAATAAAATCTTGTTGTAAGGCATAACGATACCCGCCTTTTTAAAAAAGAGTTTGTTGTATTAAGTAAGCTGTAACACTTAAAATAACAGTAATTGTAAAAATTAAACTGTTTCTTATACTTTTATTTATTAAAGTAATGCCTTGTTCAATAGCATCTAAACGTCTGTAATTCTCTTTCCATCTTTGTTCACATGCAGCCTCATGCGAACTAAGTCTTTTATCTAATTCTGTTACTGTAGTTCTTGCCATGTTTTTTTATATTTCGTTACATTTTATATCAATCTTTACGTTTGTCACTTCTTTCAGATTTAGATAATTTATTAGGCTCTATAAGCTCTGGCGCATTTAACAGGGTTTTTAATAAAACATCTTGTCGTATTATTTCATTATCTACAGATCTAACTCTGTCTATTAGCTGAATTAATATACCCGTTTGCGAGTCTAATTTAGAATCTAGTCTTTTTTCCATAGCTGCCATGCTTTCGTTTATTTTGTCATCAACTACATCTATTTTTTGTTCCATGCCATTAATGATTTTGTTTAAAAGTTTCCAAAGAAAAAACCCTAAACCTAAAGTTGCCGCTATTGGGAATCCTACTTCGTTAATTATTTTAACTAGATCGTCCACTGCAATCTAAATTAAAAATAACTTTTTAAATCTTCCCAATACCCTTTTAGTTTGTCGTCTAAAGTTTTATTTGCATAAGGAGCTACAGCTTTTAATAAAGCTTTACCAACTACTAATACAAATATTATCCATAATAAAGTTTCCATAATTACCTCATGCTATTACAATATTTTGCGCTTGCGTACCAGAAAAAGCAGTGTTTCTAGGGTAGCCCATAAGTTGATTGTTTAAAGTCCATGTCCAAGTTGTTGAGGTGTTGTTATAAGAATAATTAGCAGAAGACCTTGTAAATACATAAGGATTAGTAGTGTCTGAATAAGGATGATACAAAGAAATACTAGTCCAACCAGAATTAAATACTGGAGCATTTATTGTAAAACTATAATTTGTGCCATAAACAGAATAAGAAAATGCTGTTATTGTTTTTCCCATCCAAGAAGAATTGTTAATGCTGCCCCAAGCGCCAGCACTATATCCATAAAAAGTAAATGAAAGCACACGCTCATATTCAACGTTTACAGCTGTTGATAAAGCTGCTGAACCTGACAAAGTTGTTCTTGGGTCATTAGAAGCTCCATACCAATCAGCAAAATCCATTTGTGCTTCTGATGCTTTACTTATTAATGCTCTAATATCTGAATCATTTATAAAACAAGATGTTCCAGAGCTTCCTCCAGCTTCAACGTGTATTTCGTTAAGGTTTATCGCACCGCTACTTGGTAGAGCCATTTTTTAATTCTTCTACTTGTTTGCTTAAATCTTTTACAGCCTCTATCAGTAGTCCGACTGTATTAGCGTATTTCATAATTTTAATTGAGCCTAATTCTTTGTCTAAATGTTCGTCTACTAATTCTGGTACAACTTTTTCTACTTCGTTGGCTACTACTCCTATTTCTTTTGAGTTGTTAGCTTTACGAGTAAAATGTACACCTCTTAGGTTATTTACTTTTTCTAAAGCGTTTTCTATTTGATATATGTCTTGTTTTAAAGCTACATCAGAATAAGCCCCTAAATTACCGTCAGCTGTAAAATTACCTGAACTGTCTAAAGTTGCTCTTTCAGTTGAGCTTACATAAAACTCTATGTGGTCAGTTTCATTTTTAATTCCTGTTGCACTCGCTCCTCTTCTTACTTCATTAACATTTTGTAAGGTTAGGTTTGTATCTGTAGAAGAATAAGCGTTATTTAATTGAGTTTGTACAGCAGAAGTTACGCCATCTAAATAACCTAACTCTGTGGGAGTGACAGCACTCACAGATACATCACCGTTAGCATCAGAAACTAAAGCTCTAGAGGCAGTTAAATTTTCCATCTTGCTAAAAGCAATAGCGGCAGTACTTGCAATATTTGTATCAGCTAAATTTGTAATTGTGTTGTCAGGACCATTCAAAGTTTTGTTAGTAAAAGTGTTTGCAGTGCTTGCAGTTACAGTTCCTAAAACAGTTCCGTTAATAGAAGAGCTTGAGCCTAAATCTAAAGCATTAAAAGCATCTGTTATAGCCGCGCCACTACCAGCACCATCTGAAAAAACAGCTTTAGTTTTACCATTTGGTATAGTGACATTTGCACCAGATCCTTGAGATATAATAATACTGTATGGCCCTGAGCTACCTGAATCAGTAGTTGCATTTTCAATAAACCATAATTTTGAAATCGTGTTAGGCGCTAAAGTTATCGTGCAATTTGCGCCTAAAGCGCCAGTGTATTTAAGATACATTGCTCTGCCGGGATCAGTAGATCCATCAGCTATGGTTGTTGTGTGTGTTGTACCACTAACCGCTTCTGTGCCATAGCCCAAGGCTTCTCCAATCAGTTCTAAATTTTCATTGGTACGAATACCCCAGGTACCTGATTCATCACCAGTTCCCATTTCTCTAAGTCTGAGATTATTTTCGTAAGTGCTTGCCATGTTTTTTCCTCGTTAAATTATAATTAAATTATTAACATTAAGCCACATCTTCCCAATCTGAAGTTTGAACATCTGATATTTTATTAAAGCTTGGTGTTTGTGTGTCTGTTATTTCATTAAAACCTGATTCTTGATTTTCACTTGTTTCTGAATAAGCAGTTGTTTGTTCAGTAGCAACTTCACTGTAATTAGAAGTTTGATCTTCACTGAGCTCTCCCCAAACTAATACATTTAAATCTCCAGAAATACCAGTTTGACCCAAAGGAATTACATTTGCTTTTCCTACAAAACTAAGAGTTCCGACATTTGAAGTAGCACTAACTCCATTGATCGTTATGGTATTTGAAGATCTTTGACTAACCGTTCCTAAAGAACTTGTTGCTGATTGTCCAGTTGGCGTTGCATTAGCTTCAGCGTCAGTAGTTATT